ATTCTTTAAAATTCATCACAACACCTACTATAAATTAAAATGTATTTATCTAGTGTAATACCAGTGCCCACACACACGTACTATACCATACGTTAAATAAGCTAATACTTTACTAGATTTTAATTCCAACATTGCTGCTAGTAATATTTTGTCTGCTGTACTTCTATCTACCACTTTTGTTGTGTATAATAAATCATGTATTACAGCAGCATCGCGTATATGGCACTGGCTTGGATATACCACACACCACAATAACCTAGGTATTGTGGCAAAATCAGTGACAAAACCTTTCGGTGCTGTGAATACTATACCACAATATTCATACTCTAATGCATTAATCAATTTATATGCATCTGTAAATCTAATTGCACTCACATCTAGATCAGTTAAAAATGCCATATTTTTACCCCAATAAATATATATTTAACAATTTAGTGTGGTACACATGCAATCTATAACATTTTCAACATTACACACAGATCAAGATATTCCAACTAATGATATAATAATTAAAGAAATTATCTTAATTAATGAGTTACCATTGATTAAATGTATTAAGAATGATGCAGAATATGTTGTGCATTTATTATTTGATTCTGAACGAAATCAGTTTATCGCAGAAACTATTGTAATGCCAGAAGGTACAGCTTTTAATATTAATATGTTATCATTTTACCAAAATACGTCGCCAGAAATTGCCGGCACCAATAATGAATGTATATTACCAGGAATTAATAACAATAATAAAATTAAATGTACCATTGTTGGTGATGGGCAAAATGCATTACATGTACCTGAATATACCGTAGAAGAAAATACACAATTGCATAAAGTTAGTTTCACATTAGACGATGTAAAATACGCATTAGATGTTAAAAATATTATTGGTGATACCGTTATTGTGTCAGTTGATGTAATTTTTAATAATGTGATTTTACGTGACGTTGATGTTATATTAGTTAAAGGTGATTTATGTGTGGTTTTAACACATGCTACAGTTACTAAAGATTAATCATGCAACACACTAAATTTTCACCATTTATGGTAGTTCCTGATTTTTTATCACCACTAATATGTGAACAACAATTAAATAGTTTAAATAAAGAGCTAGTAATAGCTAAACTCAGTGAACTACAGGCAATTATACAATCACACTATAATGTGAATATTTCCGGTATAGCTGGCTTAAGTTTGAATCATATTGATACGACATCAATACCTGAAATTGTTTGTGATAATAGTGAATTGCAAGTTAAATGGACTCAGATATATGATAGAGATTTCACAGGTTACATTGCATTAAATGATTATAATGATGGTACACCATTTGATAAAAATACTGATGTATTTGGTGGTAAGTATGAATTCCCACAACACTCATTTGGCTTTAATCCACAATGTGGCACTTTAATTATACACCCCAGTGGCCCACACTTTGTACATCAACATACTAAAATTGAAGTAGGTCAATTGAATTATATTAAATTTTATATTAAATGTGATAATTATTACATATACGATTATAAAAAATTCCCCGGTACTTTTAAAAATTGGTTTAAGGTGTAATTTATGTATGAATCTATTGGTGAAATTTATAACAGCATAACTACAGGTACTGTATTGGATACTAATGACCCGCAGGGTCGTAATAGAATTAAAGTATGGTGTCAATTTTTTGGTGATCGGCTAAATGTGAAAGTTGAGGATTTACCATGGTGCATTCATATAACACCATTTGGTGGTATTATTAATAGTAATGTAATGACTAGAGGTACAGATACCACAGCAGATTATGTAACTGAAGGTACTGTTGGGTATGGTATGTGGTGTTCTCCTAAAATCGGTTCAGAGGTTGCAGTTATTTGTTTAAATGGTGATCCTAGTCGCCGTGCATATTTTGGTAGTATTGTACCAGCACATACAGGACACACAATGCCGCATGGTAAATTTAGTAAAGTTAATAATGACGGACCATTCTCATCAGCTGATAAACCAATACAGCCACTATACCGTAATATGCATAAAGCATTTAATAATAATACAGTAAGCCCAGAGTGGGCTACACGTATGAGTGATTTTGCATGTTCTGGTGAAGCTAAGAATGTAACCAATCAGGGTGATACTAAAGATAAATCTAACTACAAACAATCTAGATTACAACCAAACATTATTAACAAATTTACTGGTAAAAACTATGAGCCTCATAATTTTTCAATAACATCACCAGGATTTCATACAATTTCATTTGATGATAGTGTAGATAATTGTAGATTAAAAATTAGAACTACTGGTGGACATCACATTGTATTAGATGATACCAATGAGCGAATTTACATTAATACGGCTGAAGGTGAAAATTGGATTGAATTTGATCAAGATGGTACTATTGATATTTACACAAGTCAAAAATTATCTATACATGCTAAGTCTGATATTAATTTAAAATCTGATGAATCTATCAGATTAACAGCTAAAAACCTACATTTAAATGCGGCTGAGGAATTACGCATTACTGGTAAAGATGTACACATAAAAGCAACTAATACATTAAATATAACACCAACAGCAATCGGTGCTGGTAGTAATGCAGAAACTGCTTTTTATGTGAATAGGATACCTGAGCATGAACCATGGCCTCGTTGTGATACGATTAGTGATACAGATATGTCTCCTAAATATGCATCAGATGATGTGAATATTGGTAAAGAACTTAAAATCAGAAACCCAAATTGGCAACGTTAATTATACTTATTACTAGGATCCACACTATACCGCAATGCATTATTAACATCAGTTGTTTGTGTTGTGTACATATCATCTTTTAATTTTGTAGCTACAAGTATAGCAGTATTTGAATCGGCTGCATTTTTAGTATTGTTTGCTACTGTAGGCATATGTGTATTTAAAACTTCGTAGATTTGTTGTAGTAGTGGCTGTAAATTAACATTATCATCTACATTAACTGTGATTTGTTCTGGTGGTTTTATTGTTTGGGTGAAGTTCGTTGCTAATACTGCATTATATGGATCAATTCTTGCGTTAATGTTATTTAATGCTTCAGTTAGTGGTGTGAAATTTGTTGTTAATTTATTATCTAAATCGGGTGCAATTACTGCATAATTAGATTGTGTTAATTTATTAAGGTCTGCTTGTAATTTAATATTATCAGCATCAAATTTAGCGAGGTCTACTGTGCTTGGATTATTTTCTAAAACTGACTGCATTGCAGTTAACCGCTTAGCAATATCTTCAGCTTCTCGTTGTTTGTCTACTTGCCATTGTGCTAACGCATCTGGCTGTGTTAGTTTACTATTAATAACTGTATTTAATTGCTCAATTGCTGCATTATGTGCAGTTTGTTGATTATCTTGTGTTATTGGTGGCTGTTTCTCAATTGGTGGCAGTTTTGATTCTGTATGTTTTTCAATTGGTGGTTGTTTTTCAATTGGTGGCAGTTTTGATTCTGTATGTTTTTCAATTGGTGGTTGTTTTTCAATTGGTGGTTGTTTTGATTCTATAGCTTTTTTAACATTTACACCATTGCCTTTAATATGTTCTAAATTATATGATTGTATTTTTTCTAATAATGATATGTCTCGTTTATCCCGTTCTGCAATCTTCATGTAAAAATTGGATTTTTGCTTGAAGTTGTCTGATGTGATATCAATATCACCAGTCATTTTCTTCAATTTATCAACATTAAATTGCATATTCTCTGTATGATCTTTATTAGATGCATCCGTTATATCTTTAGCCTCATGTAATTTTTCATTAGTCCACACCACACCAGCGGCTAATGCGGCTAATGGTGTAACTACACTAAGAAATCTGCCAGCTACACTACCAACTGCAGTCGTAAGACTGCTACCAGCGCCCATCAATGTCAAAATTCTACCAGCTATTACCATTTCACCAACATTAGCAACTTCACCAAGAATACCCTTAACTACATCACCACCAGCAGTACCACCAACTGCAGTTTTGTAATCAGATAACCATGCAGTAAATTCAGTCATTTTCTGCCACCAGCTTTCTTGACCTTTACCAACTTTATCTATAATACTAGATGTATTATCTGCAACAGATTTTTGATATGCTGCCATA